AATGGAATCCAATATATTGGAGGACAGACATCACCGGATGAATTTATAAAAAATCAAGCAGGTACGATTGATGGTACACAAACTGTTGAGAACGCAGTTCTTGCAGGTCCTGTGACTATACCTGGAACTATAACAGTAACGGGAGTATTAGTCATTGTCTAAAATAGAAGTAGATACAATTGATAAACAAAGTGGCTCAACGGTTACAGTTGGCGGTCCTGGTACAAATATTGTTTTAGGAACAGCAGGCCAAAGTGTAACTTTAGGTTGCGGTGCAACTCAAACAGGTTTCGGTAGAACTGGTACAGTTAATTGGTGTACAACAGCTAAAACAAGTCCATTAACAGTTGCTTCAGGCAATGGTTATTTTATTAATACAACAGGAGGAGCAATTACAGTCACTCTTCCATCCTCTCCTTCAGCGGGAGATATAGTAGCATTAAAAGACTATGCGAACACTTGGGATACAAATAATGTAACATTAGGTAGAAACGGATCAAAAATTAATGGTGTTTGTGCCTGTACAACTTTAACTACTGAATCACAATCAGTTACTTTAATTTATGTAGATGGCACTAAAGGTTGGCAAGATATTCACGATTCAACTTCTAATGTAAGTGGTAATGCTTTTATTACTGCTACAGGTGGAACAATTACTTGTTCAGGAAATGACAGAATTCATACATTTACAAGTTCAGGAACATTTACAGTAGTTGCAACAGCTATATCTGCAGCTAACAATGCAGTTGCATATACAGTAGTTGCAGGTGGTGGTTATGGTGGAACTTATCAATCAGGTTCTGCAGGTGGAGCAGGAGCAGGAGGTTTTAGAGAAGGTACAACAGCACCTGTTGTTCCTTATACAGCCTCACCTTTAGTAGCTCCCGCAGGTATAACAGTATCAGCACAAGGATATCCAATTACAGTTGGTGCAGGTGGAACAGATTCACCATCACAACAAGGTAGTCCTTCAATATTTGATTCAATAACATCAGCAGGTGGTGGTAGAGGTGCTAATCAAGCGCATTCTACTGGTGCTCCTTATGCAGGAGGACCTGGTGGTTCTGGTGGTGGCGGTAATGGAGAATGTGGTCCAGTTGGTGGAAATGGAAATACACCTCCAGTTTCACCTTCACAAGGAAATAATGGTGGTTCAGGAAGATCAGTAGGTGGTAGTAGAGCTGGCGGCGGAGGTGGTGGAGCAGGCGCAGTCGGTCAAGATGGTGGTAACCCACAAATAGGAGGTCACGGTGGAGCCGGTGTATCAACAGAAATTACAGGATCAGCAGTAACAAGAGCTGGTGGCGGTGGTGGTCAAGGTCAGGGAACTGATGCAGGTGATGGTGGAGCAGGCGGTGGTGGAGCAGCAGGAGGACCAGAAGGAGCTGCTGGAAATCCAGGAACTGTAAATACAGGTGGTGGCGGTGGAGCAGGAAATTCAAACACAGGAACTGACGGTGGTCAGGGTGGTTCAGGAGTAGTAATAATAAGATATAAAGTTAAATAATTATGACAAGTAAAATTAAAGTAGATAATATAAATAAAGTTTCAGATGATTCAAACATCATCAAAAAATGTGGATCAACTATTACAGTTGGTTCGTGCGGAGCTACTGTTGCATTAGCATCAGGCGCTTCACAAACAGGTTTTGGTACTCCATCTTCATCAGTATTATGGTGTACAACAGCAAAGACTTCTCCTTTTACAGCAGCAGATAAAGTAGGATATTTTGTAAATACAAGCGGTGGAGTTGTTACAGTTACACTTCCCTCATCACCAAGCGCTGGCGATGTAGTTGCCTTCAAAGATTATGGAAGTACTTGGGACACTAACAATGTAACTGTTTGTAGAGGTGGCTCAAAAATTAATGGTCAGTGCAATAATGCAACTTTAAGTACTGAAGCTCAATCAGTTACTTTAATTTATGTGGATGGTACAAAAGGTTGGCAAGACATACAAGATTCAACTTCTAATGTTACAGGTCAAACTTTTATATGTTCTTCAGGAGGTAATGCAACACTTACTTGTGGAAATTTTAGAACACATATTTTTACAGCTTCAGGAACTTTTACAGTTAACAGTGTAGGAAATCTTCCAGCAAATAATACAGTTGAATATTTAGTAGTAGCTGGTGGAGCAGGTGGTGGTGATGGATCAGGTACAGGAGGAGGTGGAGCAGGTGGTTTTAGAACTACTTACCCTAGTCCAGTTTCAGCAGGTTTACCTGTATCAGCTCAAGCTTATCCAATAACAATAGGTGCCGGTGGATCATTTTCAACCTCACCATCTTCAAAAGGTACATCAGGTAGCGTTTCAACTTTTAGTTCAATAACATCAGCAGGTGGTGGTGGCGGAGGTTCAGAAAGTTCTAAACCTGGAGCAAGTGGTGGATCAGGTGGAGGAGGACAATCTAATAGTGCAGGTGGTGCAGGAAATACTCCCCCAACAAGTCCCTCTCAAGGTAGTACAGGTGGAGCAGGTGGTGGTTGTTATTCAGGTGGTGGCGGTGGAGGAGCTTCAGCAGTAGGCTTTCAAGGTAAACCATCAGCACCAGGTGCAGGTGGAGAAGGAGCACCAATAGCTGACGTATTTTTTGGTCCAACAGCACCAAGTTATGGAACACCAGGACCATCATCAGGAAGATATTTTGCAGGAGGAGGTGGAGGTGGTAATCAACCACCAGCATCACCAAGTGCTGTACAAACAGGAGGAGCAGGTGGAGGTGGTACAGGTGCTAAAGCACCAGCTACTCAAGGAACAGCAGGAACAGCTAATACAGGTGGTGGAGGCGGTGGAGGTATATCAGCACCTGTTCAACCAAATGGATCAGGAGGATCAGGATTTGTAGCAATAAGATATAAATTTCAATAATTATGAGTACAATTAAAGTAAATAAAATAGAAAAAAGATCAGGAAGCACACTTACATTAGGTGGCCCAGGCACAGCTGTAACTTTAGCGTGTGGTGCTACACAAACAGGATTTGGTAGAACCGGCACAGTTGATTGGCAAACAAGTTCAATTAAAACTGCTACATTCACAGCCGTAAGTGGTGAAGGATATTTTGTTAATACTACAGGTGGTGTAGTAACAGTTAATTTACCAGCAGGTGTTGCAGGTGCTATCGTAGGTTTAAAAGATTATGCGGGAACTTGGCAAACAAATGCAGTTACATTAAATCCAAATGGTTCAGATAAAATTGGCGGTGGAAATACGGTTGATCCTACTTTAGCAGTACAAGGTGGATCAGTTCTTTTAGTTTTTGTTGATTCAACACAAGGATGGTTAGCGACTTCACAATCAGTTACAGAAAGTCCATCAGGAAACGAACTTTTTGTATGTGCATCAGGAGGAACTCCATCACAATCAGGAGATTTTGAAATTAGAACTTTTACAAGTTCAGGCACTTTTACAGTAAATAGTTTAGCTACTAACGCACCAAACAACGTAATAGATTATGCTGTTGTTGCTGGTGGAGGTGGCGGTGGAAGTGGTACTTCAGCTGGAGTAGGTGGAGGAGGAGCAGGTGGTTTAAGACAATTTACATCTCAACCAATAGCAGTACAAGGTTATCCTGTGACAGTAGGTGCAGGTGGAGCTGGAAGAGGTCCAGGTGGAGCACCCCAGCCAGCAGGAGCAAGTGGAAGTACATCAACTTTTATATCTAATTCATCAGCAGGTGGCGGTGGAGGAGGATCACAAAATCCAGGTACTACTATAGGTGGTAGAACTGGTTATGATGGAGGATCTGGTGGCGGTGGTGGTTATCCAGGTGCTGGTGGTGGAGCAGGTAACACTCCTCCAGTTAGTCCACCTCAAGGAAATGCAGGTGCCGCAATAGCAAGTTGTAATGGCGGTGGCGGTGGTGGTGCAGGTGCAGCAGCAGTTGCAGCTACAGGACCTGGTTCAGGAAGTGTAGGAGGAGCAGGTGTAGATATTTCGCCAACTTATGGTCCAGGTGTTGGAGTTTCAGGTTTTGTAGCAGGTGGTGGCGGTGGAGGTAATTATAATGCCCCTGGATCATCATCAGGAGGTTCTGGTGGTGGTGGCGCTGGTGCTGCTAAAACTTGTACTGCAGCAGTTGGTACAAATGGAACAGCAAACACTGGCGGTGGTGGTGGTGGAGCAAGCTCAAGAGGTGGAGGTCCCTATGGTCCAGGAATGCAAGGTGGAACTGGTGGTGCTGGAGTAGTAATAATAAGATTTAAAAGACAATAGTTGAATGATAATTAAAAATAAGATATAAGGAGAAACATTATGGCACATTACGCAAAATTAGGAGCAAACAATAAAGTTATCGGCGTTGAAGTTGTAGCTGATGCTGATTGTCAAAACGCTGATGGCATTGAAGATGAAGAAGTAGGAAGACAGTTTATGGAAAGAATCCATAGCTGGCCTTTATGGAAAAAAACATCTTACAATACATCTGGTGGACAACACAAAGACGGTGGAACACCTTTAAGAGGTAACTACGCAGGTATAGGTATGACTTATGATGAAGATAACGATATTTTCATTAGTGCTAAACCTTACGCTAGTTGGACTTTAAATGTATCAGAAGCAAGATGGCAATCACCAATAGGTGATGCTCCCGCATTATCTGAAGAAGAAGCTCTTACTCATAGATATGATTGGAACGAATCTACAGGTGCTTGGGATAAAGTCGCTAGATAACACACTTGACATTTTAATTAGATTTAATTACATATCATATAGGTATGCACAAGAAAGTATTAACAGAAGTAGACTTATATACAGGTGAAATTCAAATGCCTAAAGGCTTTGATATTGATCGTGATAAAATAAGAAACGACATCATAGAATCTTTTGTTAAAAAAAATAGAGTTAATAACAATCCAAAAGCTTATGCTTTTGATGATTATGTTGTGCCCTATTCTCAACCCTTACAATGGATGCAAGATTACGTTAGAGATCATTGGAGATTAGACTACAATAGAACTTTAGTGCAAAAAAATATGCACGGCAATGTTATGCATCCTAAAGAAAAATCTTGGACAAGACATCAAGTTGATCCTGTTGATTTACGTAACTCACCAGACTACACACTTATTTATGGTGTTGATATTAAAGAAGGTTCTTCAGAATGTATTATTGAATACGATGATAACAGAAGAAAAAATAGAACTTGGCATTTACCTATAAAAGATAATCACTTTATAATGTTCCCTGCTACTAATAAATATTCTTTTTCACCCAATACTTCTAATGGCTTAAATATAATTTTAACAATTAACTATGAATATATCTAACTACTATTGGTATTTTGAATCTGCAATACCACCACGAATATGTGATCTTATTGTTAAGTATGGTAAAGCAGAAAAAGAAAGAGAGATTATGGCCATTACAGGTGGCTTTGGT